ACGGTCGCGTATTGCATCCCGGAACGTAGGCAGTGAGGATCAACATCAAAGTCGATACGTCGCTGCTCGACAAAAACGCGAAGCGCTACGCCAAGAATCTCGCATTCTCGACGGCTCAAGCGTTGAACGATGCGGCGAAGGAGGCGCAAAAGCGCATACGCGTGAATATCCGGCAGCGCTTCCACGTGCGTCAAGCGCAGTTCGTCGATCGCTCGATCAAGATCTTCGCCTTTGCGAACGCACGTGCCAATCGACCGTATGCCGAGATCGGCGTCGACAACAAGCCACGATTCTTGCTGTCGATCTTCGAGCAGGGCGGTGCACGATTACCATTCGTCGGCAAGAACGTCGCTGTGCCTATCACCGGGCAGGCAGCACGACCCTCAATCAGTGATCCTGTACGGTCGGACATGAAGTTCACCGCGCTCGGTTTCAAGAAATCAGCAATCACCCGCAAGGGCAAGATCCTGCTCGCGGTACGTAAGCGCGGTGGCATCCGCAAGCGCAAGGTCAGCGGCCAGTATCAGATATGGCAGGGCGCTCACCGGACGTTCATCTTGCCGCAAACGAGGCGCGCCCCCATGGGTGGTGTATTCCAGCGTGTGGGACCAGGCCGTGACGATATCCGACTGATCTACTCGTTCAAGTCGAACGTGCGCCTGCGCAAGGCGCTCGATTTCGTCAGCACCAGCCAACAGTCGTTCAGCGACGTGTTCCAAGAGTCGTTCTATCGGCGCTTCTATCGGCTCAATGCATAGCGTGTGCTGTGCGTTACCACCAGTCTAATCACCACACATCAGCGCCACGGCGGCGCCAGCGGTATAGGGAACGGGTCCTTACGGGGGGGTGCATGCCTGCGGGTGACGGCGACCCCGAGGATTGGGTAGGTTCATAAGTTTTAAAGAGGTTTTTGATTAGGGTGGTCGCTAAACGCAAGCTGGTGTCGATGCGCGAGTACGCCCGGCGCCGCGGCGTGACGACAGAAGCCGTTTCGAAGGCCGTTAAGACCGGGAGAATCTCGCTCGTTGGAAAAAAGGTCGACGTTGCGGCCGCGGATCGGGACTGGTCAGCCAATACGCAGCCCGGGCAAATGGCAGCCAAGAAGACCCGCAAGGCACCCTCGAAGGCGACGAGGCGCACCCAAACGGCACCCGAAGCCCAGCCGGCGGCGGGTGATTCGACGGTCAATAACTACGCGACCGCGCGAGCTCGGCGGGAAGATTACCTCGCGCGCATGGCGCAGACGGATTTCGAGGAGCGCGCCGGGCAGCTCGTCAACGCGAACGAGATCAAAGCCGAATGGATCAAGCTGATCACCGAGGCGAAGACGCGGCTGCTGTCGGTTCCGATCAAGTGCAAATCGAGGATCCCCGGGCTATCAGCCCTCGATGTATCGATCATTGAGAGCTTGATTCGCGACGAGCTCGAGGAGTTGGTCAATGCCAACGGTTGAATCCGTGATGGCGGAGCTGCGCCAGGCGTTCCGGCCGCCGCGGCGCATGTTGCTGTCCGAGTGGGCCCGCGAGAATGCGTACCTGTCCTCGGAGTCGAGCGCCGAGGCCGGCCGCTGGCAGGTGATCGCGTACCAGACTGGGATCATGGACGCCTTCGTCGATCCCGCGGTCGAGCAGATCACCGTCATGAAGTCCGCGCGCGTTGGCTATACCAAAATAATCAACAACGCGATCGGCTACCACATCCATCAGGATCCGTGCCCGATGATGGTCGTGCAGCCGACGGTAGAGGACGCGGAGGGCTACAGCAAGGAGGAAATCGCGCCGATGTTCCGCGACACCCCGTGCCTGCGCAGCCTCGTCGTCTCCTCGAAGACCAAAGACAGCAGCAACACGATTTCGCAGAAGTCTTTTCCTGGTGGGACGTTGAGTTTCGTCGGCGCCAACAGCGGCCGCGGATTTCGGCGTGTGTCGCGGCGTATTGTTTTCTTTGATGAGACCGACGGCTACCCTGTCAGCATTGGGGCAGAAGGCGACCCAATAAAACTCGGCATTCGCCGCACGGAGTATTACTGGAATCGCAAGATCGTCGCCGGCTCCACGCCCACGATCAAGGATCTGTCGAAGATCGAGAGCCTGTACCTGCAAAGCGATCAGCGCCGCTACTTCGTGCCATGCCCACATTGCGGCGAGTTTCAGTATTTGAAGTTCGGCGGCCGCGAAAAACCGTTCGGCTTCAAATGGCCGGAGGGCAAACCACTCGAGGCGTTCTACGTGTGCGAAAACGGCTGTCGCATCGAGCACGTGCACAAGCGCGACATGATCGAGCGCGGCGAGTGGCGGGCGACGGCGGTCGGCGCTCCGCGCCATGCCGGCTTTCACATTTGGGCGGCGTATAGTTTTTCGCCCAATGCGACCTGGGGAAATATCGCCTCCGAGTTCTTGGCGTCCGTTCGCGACACCGAGCACTTGCGGACCTTCGTCAATACCGTGCTCGGCGAGACCTGGGAGGAGAAAAGCGACGCTTTCGATGCGAGCAACCTCAAAACCCGGCTCGAGGAATATCCTGCAGAAGTCCCGCACGGCGTGGGGCTCCTGGTCGGCGCCGTCGACGTCCAGGGCGATCGGCTGGAGTGGGTCGTCAAGGGCTACGGCGATCACGAGGAGTCGTGGCTGATCGCGAGCGGCCAGGTGTATGGGGATCCGGCGAAAGAACAGACCTGGCTCGACCTCGACAAGGACTTGAAGACCGTCTACACCCACGAGAGCGGCCGCAAGATGCCGATGCGCGCGATCGCCATCGACTCCGGCGGCCTGCACACCGATCACGTCTATAAATTTTGCAAGCCGCGCGAGGACCGCACCATCGACGGCCTATCGCAGCACGTCTATGCGATCAAGGGCGTCGGCGGTCCCGGGCGCGAGATGATTTCGAAGCCCACCAAAAACAATCGCTACAAGTGCAAGCTCTGGCCGTTGGGCGTCGACACCATCAAGGACACGATTTTCGCGCGCCTGCACTTGGGCAGCCCCGGGCCGGGATACATTCATTTGCCGACCTGGGCGGACGATGAGTACCTCGAGCAGCTCGCCTCAGAGAAGGCGGTGAAGCGCTACAAAAAAGGCGTCGGAACGGTGCGCGAGTACATCAAGATCCGCGAGCGGAATGAAGGCCTCGACCTCGAGGTGTATGCGCTGGCCGCGCTCCTGTCGCTGGGCCGTGCGACGGTGCAGCGCCTCGCGATCTATGCGGCCGAGATGTCGGTACCGCTGCAGGTCGGGCCGCCGAAGCCAGCTCCGGCCGCCGCCGCACCGAATCCGCTCGCGCAGCCGCCGCGGCCGAGCTCGTACCTCAAGGGATATGGGAAGGGGTACGTCAACAGTTGGAAAAAGTGAGCTTGGCCGGCTCCTCAACTTTGTCGACGACCACGGCCCAATTCTCTGTCGTTTCGCCGGACGCGAGCTCGGCATCGCCCCGCGCCGTATAGATACACCCGTCGACGCGCGGCCCGGGTGGCCCGATTACACGGAAACGGTCGCCGGCCTTGAGCGCCTCAAACTCCGCCGGCTCGAATGCGCCGCCGGCGCGCGAGATCTCGATCTCGATAAATGGGCCGCCGGTCGTCATGGTGCGGTCACGATCGAATAGCCCGGATGATCGTGGACCCAGAGCTCGAGCGCCTGGATCAGGGTCGCACCCATGGGAGCATACAGACCGATCAATGGATGGAGAGCGCCATCGGGTGCGCGGACCCTCAGGTGCGCAAGTTGGGCGTCCTCGATCGTCGATCCCGTTACTTTGAACTCCATCATGGCGGCATAAGCCTACACCGCGCGCCGGGACCCGGGCTATACCCGGGCCAGCCCGGGTCCGTTCCGCTCTTACCTCGTTGCCGAGGCTCCAGCCGCCGGCTTGGCCGCCTCGCGCTTGCCTGGCGCATCGGGCGTGCCGTTGTCGCCCGCTTTCAATTGCTGCCCGGCTTTCCCGGTCACGCGATTGCCCTCCAGGTCGATGAGTTCGACCGCGTCGAGCGCCTGCCACATCTTGTCGGGCGGCGGATCGCCGACCTTGCCGCTCGCTGGCGGATCCGCCTGGATCAGGCAGCGCGTCGCCGTGCCGGTCGCGGTATCGAGTTGCACCACCGTTCCTACAAATTCCGTCCCTTTATCGCGGACGCGGTCTCCGATTTTCATTGCTGTTCCCCTGGTGAGTGGATGGACGCGGGCGAATCTACGCCGATTGCCCCGTGCTCCTATGTAGGCGAAAAGCGCGAAGTTATCCACAATCTCGTTACTAAATCTGTGGATAACTCGACCAAATCTGTGGATAAGTCTTGCATTCCTACATAATACGTAGGACAGTCCGCATCCATAATGTCCTTGCCCGAGCCCGTGATCCCGACCAGTTGGCCGAAATTCATCACGGCAGGCACCACTTTCAAGGTAGATCGCAGCTTTTCCCGCTATGGCGGGTCCCCGAACTGGTCGCTGTCAGTCCATTTCGCAGGACCGCAGACCGCGAATTTTGCCTCGACGCCGCAAATCACGCCTGACGGGAGTCTCTTCCACGTCGTCCTCGCGCCCGCCGATACCCAGCCGCTGAACCCGGGCGGCGGAGCCTCGCTCGCCTACACCCTGGTCGAGCGGCTGACCGGGACCAATGGCGAGGTCTTCGACATCACGGTCGAGAAGCTCATGATCTCGCCGAACATCGCCGAGGCCGCGGCCGGTGACTACCTCACGCCCGAGGAGAAGCTCCTGGCCCAGTTGCAGATCACGCTGGCCGCCCGGATCTCGGGCGGCGCCGTCGAGAGCTACTCGGTCGCCGGCCGCTCGATCACCAAGGTCTCGACCAAAGAGCTGCGGGACATGATCGGCGCTTACAAGTGGATCGTGTACCGCCAGCGCAACCCCGGGCGCATCGGGATCCCGGGGACGTTCTCCTTCCCGGTCTCGAACACGAACCTCGATTTCCCCCTGCCGCGCTTCCCGCGAGATAGCTGGTGAGATCGATCGCCAAGGGCGCCTGGTCCCGCGCGGATGCCGCAACGCTGGCGCATGGCTGCATCGCGACCTTCCAATGCCCGGAATGCCATTGCATGCGGTCGATCATGGCGCAGATCTGTGCGATCGACGCGAAAGGCGTCGTGACGCCCAACATCGGCCAATGCCGCTGCGGATTCAATGACGCCATCCAGCTCATCGGCTGGTCGACATGAAGACACCGGGAATCCTCAAGCGGATGGCGCGCGTCGGGATCCGGGCGCTCTCCCGGGTGGTCGGTGGCAAATCC